CGAATTTAAACGCAACACTGAGATTAAAGAAGCTCTAGCTGATGTAGCTGAACGTGCTAATGCTCTTGTAGAAGCTGGTAAGATGACTCCATTTGCAGTTCGATCTCTACTGGGTAACTTCAGTGCTAATGAACGTATCGCGGCATTTAGTACCGTGTGTGCTAAGAACGAAGTTGATCCTGCAACTCAACTCTATGCAATGGATCTTGTACTTGAAATCTTCGACCGTATGCCAGCTATGGAAATGGGATTCTTCGCTGAGGAAGTTCTTGATGAAGAAGAATTAGATGAAGAAGCTGATTTAAATTCTATTGCTGCTAACTACATTAAAAAATATCGTTCATAATACTAGGTTTTATTCATGCCTTATTTCAATCAATCTCAAACGTTTCTAGTAGATCCCGCCATTCTCGCATTCAGTGATGGTAATCATCCTAATGTGTCGGCAACTGTACAGGATGATTACGTTAGTCTCAATACTGAAGCACGCAAACAAGTTCCTGCTGGATTATTTGTTGCTCAAGTAGGTAACGTACTACGCTTCCTACCTCGTATGAAGTTAACTGCTGTAACTGCAACTGGAGCAACTAGTGTTACTGCAACGCCAACTAATATCTTTGTAGCTGGTGATGTATTAACTGTAGTTGAACCATACAGTGTTCTAACTATCACTACTGTAACTGCTACACAAACTGTAACTGTAACTGTACTTGGTAGAACTGCAACTGCAACTGCAACAACTAGCAATACTACAACTACTGCAAGTGAAGTTGCTACTGCTATTAATGCTGCTGCTGGACTATCCGACTTTGTTCGTGCAGTATCTATCACTAACCAAGTATTTATCTTTAGTGCAGATGGCATTTCTAACCATGGCATTACAACTGGTGGTACTGTAACTAGTGCTGCATTATCTAGTGCAACTTTAGTTCGTAATAACACTGCTGTTGGTACTATCGCTAGTATCAATTACTTAACTGGTGTTATTACATTAACTGGTAATGCAACTGTAGCTCTACCTATCGGTACTAATATCGGTGTTGCAGTTAACGCAATTGTAGGACTTCATGTTCATGCAGTTGATTACACTGTTGCTACTGCTAAGGATCTAGCACTCTATACGATTGCTAATGGTGTTCGTATCCAGTATCTACCATACTTCGATGGTGATATTGCTAGACGATTCTCTCGCATCAATTTCGCTTACAAATTCTAATTAAACCGGGTGCTACTCGCGCCCACTATCCTTTTTTCTTACTATGGGTTCAGTTTCTAATTTTCTTACCGATAAGTTGCAAGCTAAAGTTGCCGAAACTCTAGTAGACGATACTATTGCTCGTCTGCGTCAGAGAACTAAACTTATTGATCAATTCATGCCTATTAAGACGTATGAGGACGACGAGTTCCTAGCATACGTAAGTGAACGTCTCACACCAGTTGCGAACTTTATTGCTCCTGGTGCTGAACCTCCAGTTATCTCTCATGGTGGTTTCCGTCGAGTAATCGGCGAACTAGCTAAGTTAGGTAATAGCTATTCATTTGATGAAGTAACTCAGAAACAAATGCGTAAGGCAATGGAAGAAGCTGCCTATAAGCGCGGTAGTGTTATGACCATGACGTTAACTGATAACTCCGTCATTAAGGGTACTAACGATATGCTCGTTAAGTATCTCTATGGTCACATTGAGGGGATTGTACAATCTCATGCGGATAGACTTACTAGTATGGCTTGGCAAGTTGTTCAGACTGGTCAATTGAGTGTATCTGATGCAATTACTAAGGTTGCATGGACAATTGATTTCCGTCGTCCTGATGCTAGTTATAACCACTTTCCTGATGCTCTTGTTGCTACTGGTAACACTGCTAATCCTAAGTTGAACAAGTGGACTGATTACGCTAATGCTGATGGTATCACTAACTTAGAAGATGCTGTAACTACTTATGTCAATACTAATGGTTACAAGCCTGATCTCATCGTAATGAGTAATACTGCATTACGTGACTTACAGAAGCAAGCATCTACTATTGCTCGTGCTAGACAATCAGTTGGATTAGCTCAAGTAGGTTCTGTTAGCTTCCCAATGTTACAAGAGGTAATGGCTTCTAATAACCTACCTCCTATTAAGGATTATGATGAGTTTTATCAAGTAGATAACACTTACTCTGGTAATACTAATACTATTGATAGTTACATTAGTAATGCTCGATTCCTTAATGAGAATTGCTTCGTATTCCTCAAGAATGGAATGGGTGAGCAAGCTATTGGTACTCCTGAAGAACAGAAAGTTGTTAAAGATGGTGTATTAACAGGTACTGAATCTCCTGTAATGGTACGTGTTTATGAGAAGACAACTGTTCCGATCAATGACGTGATTCAAGCAATCTCTCTTGTGCTTCCAGTAATATACTCGCCCAAGAACCTTTACGCTCAAGTAATTAGATAATTACTTCCAACACTTTACAATAGTGTGATATCTGCGGTATACTTGTCTTA